AAGGTTAGCTTGAACTGCGGGCAATAACGTGCGCCACTCGTAACGAATACGGACAGCATATCGGTGAAGTCATACAAGTTAAACTTATGCTTATACTCTCTAAGCGTTTTAGCGACGTAATCGACGATGCGCCATTCTTCTTCAATTCGACTAATGTTGTACTGTTCGCGCAACGGTACTTTGCGTAATCGCGCTAGGTTGATAACGCCTAGTATGGGATCAGCGCTTGCGTTGATTGATGGAAGGTCATCGTCGGCGGACGTTGTCTTTGATCCGTTCAGCGTGACCCCGCATACGTTAGACAATTCGCGGTAGTTCTCGGCTTGCATTACCTGATCGCGTTTGATGTCCGTTAGCGTCAGTGCAAGACTGTGTAGCGTTCTGAAATTAGGCAAGTCCTCTCGTGGACAAAGATCGAAGCGTTTTGCTGCACGTTCTTTTGCTTCGTTCGCTGCCTTGCGTGTAAATGCCAGAAAGGCGATTTCCGTGGGCCGCGTTCCGGCTTCCAATGCCTGATCCACCATATTCAAAAGCGTGGTAGTCTTACCCGTTCCTGGTGGTCCGAAGATTCTCAGCATCGTGCTTATCCTTCAATCGTTTATAGATTTGTCGTACCCGTTCTCTTGTCAGACCAAGACGTTCACCTATAGCGGTGAACGTCATGTCTCTTTCAAAACGCATATGAAAAATCTGATCGTTTCTTTCTGCTTTTTCGTCGGTCAAAACACAGCCTCCTTAGTTTCAAATTTTGGTGGATCGATTTCGATGTCCATACTCTCAAAAGCCGGAATTACCCAGACTCTTACTGGACGGCTTTTTATTTTCAACACGGTCGATTCGCCGTTAATGTCGCGCAGCCTTTGTGCAATGCGGTGCGATTTATATTCAAACCATTTATTCTTTTTTAGATAGTTCTCAAAGTCGCGCAATCGGAAATATGTCTTGGACGTTTCTTCATCAGTCCAAGGACGGCGAAGTAATATTTCTTCTTTATCTTGGGCGGTTTGAAGATGCCGACAGAACTCTTCAAGAAAGTCATAAAACTGGCCCGCGATACTTGCGTCCTGACTGACCTCAACAATTGCAGACTCGTTCTCTTTCATGTCATTTAATAGTGTGCTGATTCTGCTTTCCCACGTTTGCTTTGCTACGCTACGCGGCATAAAGTTCAGTTGCTCCAGACACGCTTTCTGAAACGCTCCTTGGTTCATCAGACCCTCTGTGTCCAATTCTAGCGGTTCACCGTTTACATCCATGAACCAGACAGGCGGACTAGAGTTATACTTTCGCAGATTCGCAATGCTTGCACCCTGCACTGCCGCACCTACACCAAACTTTCGCGTGTGGCATAGTTCTTTGTTGCAATGCGCGTTGATGGGCGCATCGTTGCATTTGTAAGCATAGTCTTTACGATGGCACTGTTTTGCCACGATGTTGACTTCATTGAGAGGTAAAGGCGGGTCCAGGTATTTCATGTTATAGGCAAGAATCTCACTCTCCCACGAATCGGGAAACGCTTTGCGTAGGTATACGCCAATATTGAACAGACCGTTATTGCGGCCACCTTCGCTAATTTTCTCGGCACAAAGTATTTGTAAACACGGTGGCCCGTCAGCAATAAGTTTTGTTTCTTTGACCGTGACGACTTGCAGAGCCATGATCTGTTCAATTGTTTGAACGTGCGTATCATATAGCTCTATGAATTCTTGAAACGTGGCGCTCGTGCCATCATCTTGTATGGCGTAGCGCAAGCCTTCTTTTGCGTTAAAATAAGGTAGGTTAAGAAAATTACCTACGTCACCCCGATCCAAATGCAGCTTGACTTGCTTTGGAAATATCTCGCTCTCCCCGTAGCCTAAAGCAGCAGACATGCACTGCAATGCTTTTTGGATGTCAATCGCGTCGATCCAGTCTTTACAGAATAGAAAGCAATGTGCGCCGCCGGACTTACTTCGACAGACAACAAGCGGTAATTTTAGTTTACGGATTTTTTGCACAAGAACAGTGTGATCAAGCGGGTACTGATCTACATCAATCGCACCCCACTTGCACTGGTTGTTCTCGTTAATTGGGATAATTCCGATTCCGGATTTACCCCTCAGATGGTTCTCCCAAAGCATCGTGGTCCGTGGTTCGCGCACCACCCCCGCTTTGCCCTGTGCTTTGCCGTTTTGGGCTGTTTTTTCAATCTTGAACGTGCCAAACGCTTCTTGAAGACCATCGAAGATTTCTTTGAATTTTTGGACAGACATCGGCAGACTCCAGACAAAAGAGGCGGCTTTCGCCGCCCCTCAACAACATGAATTAAAATACTTCTTTGGTTGCTGCTGTCTGTTCTTGCTCGTGCTTCACGATAACGTCACCGATTGAGATAGAGTCATGAAACTCTTTAGCTCTTTTGTAAATTCCAACGTCCTTAATTGGACCTACTCGTGACATCTCCCATCCATGCCACGCACCCTTGGAGTTTTCTTCCTTCACCGTTTTGATGTGGTAAATGTGCGAATAACGCGGTGGGTTGAACGGACCGTTCTTTCCCGTCATTTGAACGGACTGCATCATCGAATTCCACTTCCGAGATTTTTTCAGTTGTGTTGACTTCATCGCGATCAATGCGGTTTCGGCAGAGCCGTCCTCATTTAAAACGATCACAAAGTGCTGATGAGTTTCTTCGATGTACTCTCCGTCGCCATCGACAACGTAATCTTTGTTGTCCTCCGGCGACCGCTCAGTTTTTGGTCGCTCTTGGTCTGGCAAATATATATTTAAAGGTGCGCCACTGCCCTCGCCTCGTTTCATCCATTCAATAAAACGACGTTGATAAGCGCATGGAATTACCTGAATTCCCTCGCTTCCTTTATAACTGTTGCCGGTCACAGTGTTATAGATGTCACCTTTTCGTAGGCTATCGTCCTCATCCAAGATCGCATCGTTGCCGGACAAAACTTTGAGAAAAGGTAGTGCTAAATCCTCTTGCCCCATGTCCTGCAAGCCGCTGCCCGCGTCCATTTCAAACATGTCCGATACTTCCACGGACACTTCTGTACTTTCTTTTTTCTTCACTGCCTTTGGCATTTTACTTCCCCTTTTTAATAGTTGCGCGTTGACCAATGTATGCTCCGAAAAGTTCCATCGGAAATTCGTTGCCGTTTTCTGTTTGCTCTTTCACCCAAGCCCGCAAGGTTTGCGGATGCACAGCAGTTTTTGACTCTGGAATGTAACCGTTCTTTTCCGCCATTTCTGCAAAGCCAGTCGCTTGATCATCTTCTCCACGACCAAAGGTGCAAGTGATTGAGTTCTTGATTATGTCATCGTGACCGTTGTCCCGCAGCCAAGCAAACGCTTCTTCTTTGTTTGCTTGCGTGATGCTGCCGCCGTAGGTTTGTTTGACAACAACTTCTGACCCGTCGTCAAGAGTGAACTTAGAAATCCCCATTTCGTTTAAAATCGCGGGCATTTCTTCATCCGTTAGCTTCAGAAGATTCTTCTTTTCTTCCTTCAGCTTCTCTTCAAGACTTGAGATTGTTGCTTCGGTGTACATGATTTGTCGAGAGATATGAGCGACGGATCGAAGTCCGCCCTGATCGACTGATTCTAATTTTGAAGCATTCTTTTGTTCAAATTCAGATTCAAATAAATCTGCTAAATCGTTCATCGTGTTTCCTCTTTCGTTGTTAAATCCGACCTTTCGGGGATTGACAAAGACGTATATTATCTTATACTTACGAAAAGTCAAGAGGAAAATAAAATGAATTTCAATTTTAAGACGCAGCCCTATAAGCACCAGTTAAACGCGCTTAAAGACTCGTGGTCCGCGACCTTTTATGCCCTGTTAATGGAGATGGGAACAGGCAAAACAAAAGTCGCGCTCGACACGATGGTGAAACTTCACGAAGAGAAGAAAATAACGGCGTGTCTCGTTGTGGCCCCCAAAGGCGTATATGACAACTGGATCAAAAACGAGATCCCGACGCACGTTCCCACCATTGTCGAACCTCTCATCTTACGTTGGCAGCCCAACTTTAGCAAGAAGTATGAAGACGAACTGTCAAATTTTATGTTTGACCAGACGGCGGGTCGCCTCAAGATATTTGTCGTCAACGTGGAGGCGTTCAGTACGCAGAAAGGAACCAAGATTGCACATAATTTCTGTAAGCGACACCCAAAAAATCTGGTGATTATTGACGAAAGCACTACAATTAAAAACAGAAAAGCAGCGCGGACCAAGAACATTGTCTCATTGAACAAGTTTTCCAAATACCGTCGCATACTGACGGGATCACCGATCACCAAAAGCCCGATGGACCTTTTCAGTCAGTGTTTGTTTCTAGATAAAAAAGCCTTGGGTTTTGAAAACTACTTTGCGTTTCAGTCTCGTTACAGCATTGTAGCCCGCCGCACGATGGGCAACCGTTCGTTCCAAGAAATTACGGGGTATCGTCGGCTTGACGAGCTTACCGAAAGACTGGACAAGTTTAGCAACAGAGTGTTGAAAAGAGAATGTCTGGATCTGCCGG